GGTAAAGATGTAGACCACAAGAAGCCGCTGAAGTCTGGCGGCACCACAACAAAAAGTAACCTCCGTGTTCGCAGCGTCAAAGCAAACCGTGGGGATAAATAGGAGCAGCAAATGAGTAAAGAGTTTCAAGAGTGGTGGATGTCGCTCTCAATGGTAGAGCGCCGAGTCATCGGACCGAATACAGCGAAGTTTGTTTGGGACGCTGCATACCACAAAGGATTTGAAGACGGCCACAAAGAAGGGCGCGAAGCACAACAAACCGTGGAGAAACTAAATGCAAATCATTGAAGACAAAGCACTGCTATTTAAAACGCAAAATCCGCACAAGTATCAAGTTATTCCGAAACACAAAATTGTTAACAGCTACGCTGACGGCAGCGCAGAGATCGCCGTTTATTGGGGGTTAGATGAAGCGCGTGTACTTAAAAATCTTGGCGTTAAAAATGTCCCGTCTCCGATTACGCGGCGTTATTCGTGGCCCGGTAGGTTTACGCCAATGGCGCACCAAATCGAGACTGCGGCGTTTCTTACCCTCAACAAAAAAGCATTTGTTTTCTCGGAACCCGGCACAGGTAAAACCCTCTCAGCGCTTTGGGCAGCGGACTATCTGATGGATAGGGGCGACGTTCGTCGTTGCCTAATTCTGTGCCCGTTATCGATTATGCAGAGCGCGTGGTTGAACGACTTGAACAGCAGCATCATTCATCGCTCTGCCATTGTCGCGCACCATTACCAAGCTAGTCGCCGCATAGAGATGGTGCAGCAGAACTACGAGTTTGTTATCACCAACTATGACGGCTTGAACCTGATCGCTGACGAGATTAAAAACGATGGGCGATTTGATCTTGTCATCGTCGACGAAGCTAACGCGTACAAGACGATTACCACGAAGCGTTGGAAGGCGCTGCAATCCATCCTCACAGTAAACACACATCTTTGGATGATAACCGGCACGCCTGCTTCTCAATCGCCTGCGGATGCGTACGGTCTTGCCAAGCTAGTCAACCCTGACGGTGTGCCCCGGTTCTTTACAGGCTGGCGCGACAAAGTCATGAACAAAGTCACCATGTTTAAATGGGCGGCAAAAGCAAACGCTGCTGAAGAAGTACACAAAGCGTTGCAGCCTGCCATCCGCTTTACCAAAGCGCAGTGTCTTGACTTGCCGCCTGTTGTAACGCTGGCGCGTGATGTGCCGTTGACACCGCAGCAGGCCAAGTACTACAACATGCTGAAAGAGCGCATGCTTGTGCAAGCGGCGGGTGAAACCATCACGGCGGTCAACGCTGCTGCTGGCGTATCCAAGCTGCTGCAAATATCATGCGGCGCAGCATACACAGACGAGAAAGAAGTTATCGAGTTCGATGCTGCCCCACGCTTGCACGTGCTGGAAGAAATACTGGAAGAAACGTCACGCAAAGTTATCATTTTTGCCTTGTTCCGCAGCACCATCGACACGATACAAAACCACTTAACAAAAAAGAATATAGCCAACGAGGCAATACATGGCGACATTCCGCCTAACAAACGCGCTGACATCATCCGTCGTTTCCAAGTAGAACCCAACCCGCGTGTGCTTGTCATGCAGCCGCAAGCGTCTGCACACGGTATCACCTTGACCGCTGCTGACACGGTGGTGTTCTATGGTCCGTTGATGTCTGTTGAGCAATATACCCAGTGCATCGCCCGTGCTGATCGCAAGGGGCAGAACTCTGACAAAGTTACTGTGGTGCACATTCAAGGCAGCCCGATTGAGCGCAAAATGTTTAAAGCTTTGCAAGATAAAGTAACAGACCACTCGCTGCTAACGCAGTTGTTCAACACCGAAATAAATTCGTGAAAGGGGGCTTGCAAACGAAACTAAAACACAGTAATCTGTCCAACCCTAGACAAAAATACCGGAGAAGCAAATGTCAGACGAAATAGTTCCGCTAGATAAACTTGCGAAGATATACCGCAAGATCAAAGCGGAGATCGATACGCTGACGCAAGAGTACGACACCAAGTTGGAACAACTCAAAGCGCAGCAAGACGAACTCCGATTTGCAATGAAAGATCAGATGAGAGCGTTAGGTGTTTCATCTGTTCGCACCACCTTCGGCACCGTGTCAATGGTTCACAAGACGCGCTACAGCACCGACGACTGGGACTCGTTCAAGAAGTTTATTGTCGAGCACGATGTTGTTGACCTGCTGGAGAAACGTGTTGCACAGACCAACATGGCACGATTTCTCGAAGAAAATCCGGGGCTTGTACCGCCCGGACTTAACTCCTTCTCGGACTTTGAAATCCGAGTAACTAAACCATCTAAGTGAGATTTATATGACGAACGTAACGCTATTTAATCCTGCCAACGTCCCCGCTTTTGCTCGCAACAACGAACTGTCCGACACCGCCAAGGCATTAACAGGTGGTATGGGTACGCCGACAAAACGCCTGTCCATCAAGGGCGGTGTGTTTCGTCTGCTCGCCAACGGTAAAGAGATCGGTGCGATTGATGAGCGCCACCTTGACGTTGTGATTGTTAAGGCCGCGCCAAAGATCAGCCGTGTTTTTTACATGTCCAAGTACGATGGTGAGAAAGTAGCACCGCCGGACTGCTGGTCGAATGATGGTGAGCGCCCTGACTCTTCAGCAGAGAATAAGCAATCGCTTACCTGCGCGGACTGCAAACAGAACCAAGCGGGTTCAGGTAATGGTAATAGCCGTGCATGCCGTTATCAACAGCGCTTGGCTGTGGTGCTGGCAAACAACCCAGAGGGCGACGTGTTGCAAGTGACCCTCCCTGCTACGTCTATCTTCGGTAAGGAAGACGCCGACAAGCGCCCGCTGCAAGCATACGCACGGTACTTGGCGATGCAGAACCCGCCGATCAACCCGGAGCAGATCGTCACTCGCATGCGGTTTGATACAACTGCTGAATCTCCTAAACTGTTTTTCCAACCGATGCGTTGGTTGACGGACGAGGAGTACGTAGTTGTACAGAAGCAGGCGACAACCACCGAAGCTAACCGTGCTGTGGTTATGACTGTGGCACAAGCGGACGGTGTAGCAAAGCCTCTAGCGTTGGCAGGGAAACCGGCTGCGGCTATATCAGAAGATGACACCGCTGCCAAGCCTAAAGCCAAGAAGGCCAAAGCAGAGGTCGTTGAAGACGACGAGTCAGAACCGGAAGTTCGCAAGACGGCAGCGAAGCCGTCAGCGGTGCCTGAGAAGAAGGGCAAGCTGGCAGATATCGTGGCTGATTGGGACGACGAGTAAGTTTACGGGGGAAAGCGGATGCTGGCTTTTCGACCACAAGTCGTCAAGGATAGACCAGTGCAGCGAGTACCCCACCTTTTAAGGAGAAGCAAATGAAATACCTGTTTGCAATTTGGCTGGCAGTCACTGCACCACTCGTGTATGCCACCTGCACAACGAACAGCTACTGCGGTCCTAATGGTTGTGTGTACTGCACAACCTGCTGCTACGGGTCCAACTGCCACACCAACTGCTACTAACCAAGATAGCCCAGCCGGAGGTGGCGCATATAACACCGGCAGCGGGGGCTGTCCTCCTTTCAGGTACGTTTTCCGGCAGTGACCCCGCACTCTTAAACTTAACTTTCACAAAATGGCCTACTCACACAAAACTATTCACGCGATCATGGCGGCACCCAAAACACCGGGTAACCAGCTAGGTCGTTGGGCTGTCCATTTAGATTTTCCTGTGACCAAGATCGCGCAGGCGCTGGGGGTGACCCGCCAGACTGTGTACAACTGGTTTGCAGGTAAGGAAGTCTTTGTGGCGTATCAGCCCCGCGTCGAACTGCTGCTAAAAATTATGCAGCACTCTAAAACAGCCGAAGAAGCATGGAGAAAAATATGTCAGGAATACGGCCTCAAGCCCTAACCAATAAAGAACTACTGAACGCAGCGCTACTGATGTTTGAGCCAAACACCGGCATGCCTATCGACTACCAGCAAGAAGTCATTCGTCGTCTGGCGACCTTCGTTGATAAGTACCCTGTTCATCAAACCGACTACAAAAAATCGCCAGACCAAATGCCGCTGTTCGACTAAACATAAAGGAAGCCCATGAAACCGCTTGAATTTTTAGCGGCGGTTCTACCACCAGCAGGTGACGGGTATTACTGCTTGGTCGAACTGACAAAAAAGAAAGAGCACCTCTTCGTAAAAAACCTTGAGGAAGCGGAACTGGAACTGGAGAAGTGGAACGAACAAAACTATGACACTTACTTTGCACTAGGCACGTACAAGAACAGCGGGAAACGGGTAGCAACCAACGTCGAGATGGTGAAGTGTATTGCCGTCGACGTTGACTGCAACCACAAGCTGGACTTACCCGACAAAGACGGCATCATCAAACAGAAGGCGTACCTCTCGGCCAAGTTAGGGTTCGAGGCGATCATGCGCTTCTCTGAAGAGGTGGGGCTGTCTGCGTTTGGCGATCCTTGGTTCGTTCATTCGGGCGGCGGGGTACACGCATACTGGCCGCTCACTGAGGCCGTGACCCGTGAAGAGTGGGAGCCCGTCGCCGCCCGCCTGCGGGAGCTCTGCGTAGAGCGTGAGTTCTACGTCGACCCGGCGATCTTCGAAGTGGCTCGCATATTGCGTGTGCCCGGCACCTTCAACCACAAGGGCGACGAGCCACTGCCCGTGGAAGTCATCGCCTACTCCAAGGCCGTAGACCTAGCAGAGTTCAAGGA